CGTCGGTTTCGTCTGCCGGTTCTCGTTGGCGCTCGCCCGTGGCGTCGGCCACATCCGCAGCAGTTCCGTCCGGTTGCCGCCACTCGACCGGGTTCCAGAGCAGGCGCGCGGGGTCGGCCAGCGCGTCCCCCTCGCGGATGGCGAGGATGAACAGCCGCTCGCGTTTGTGCGGCGCACCGACTTCCGCCGCCGTAAAGAGGCCTGCCGCAAGCTTGTAGCCCATGCCGACCAGTCCGCTGGCGACTTCGGGGAAGCCGAGGCGGAGATGATGGGCGACATTCTCGAGGAAGACGAAGGGCGGCTCGCATTCACCGATGATGCGCGCGACATGCGGCCAGAGGTGGCGCGGGTCCTCGGTGCCGAGCCGTTTGCCTGCGACGGAAAAAGGCTGGCACGGGTAGCCAGCGCTGACGATGTCCACCGCGCCGCGCCATGGACGGCCGTCGAAGGTTCCAACATCGTCCCAGACAACAGCTTGATCCAAGGCCGCGTCTTCCATCCGCGCCACGAGAGTGGCTGCGGCGTAGGTCTCCCGTTCGACATAGCCCAAAGTTCGATATCCAGGGATGGCGATGGTGAGCCCGAGGTCGAGCCCGCCTGCACCGGAGCACAGCGAGAGGCCGAAAAGGCATGCATCTTCGATTCCGGCAACGCGGCCAGAGGGATGTAAAGCCAGGTCATGCATGCCTCAATCGTCTTTGTTCTTGATTTTGTTGAAGGTCTCGTCCGAGCCGGACAGAACGGCGTCCTCACCGGTGAACTGTTGCCACCGCTCCACCGCCACATCGACGTAAGCCGGGTTCAACTCGATGCCAAAGCAGACACGTCCTGAAATTTCCGCTGCGATCAGGGTGGTGCCTGACCCCATGAAGGGCTCGTAAACCGCCTGCCCGGGGCTCGAGTTGTTCTCGATCGGCCGACGCATGCATTCCACAGGTTTCTGGGTCCCGTGAACGGTCTTGGCATCCTGATCCTTGCTGGGGATCTGCCACAGCGTCGTCTGTTTGCGATCGCCCGCCCAATGGCCCTTGCCGGTCTTTTTGACAGCATAAGCGCAGGGCTCGTGCTGCCAGTGATAATCCCCGCGGCTCAAAACCAGCCGCTCCTTGGCCCAGATGATCTGGGACCGCAGGCTGAAGCCACAGGCCTCGAGGCTTTCGATCACCTCGCGCGCGTGCAGCGCGCCGTGCCAGACATAAGCCACCTCGCCCGGAAACAGTGCCCAGGCCTCACGCCAATCGGCCCGATCATCGTTCAGCACCTTGCCGGTGCGTTTGGTCTTGGCCGCCCCCACCTGGTTGCGCCAGCTTGGGTCGTACTCAACTCCGTAGGGTGGATCTGTGCACATCAGCAGCGGCGTCACACCGTGCAGCACCTTTTCCACATCCGTGGCCACCGTGCTGTCGCCGCAGAGCAACCGGTGCTTGCCCAGCAGCCAGAGATCGCCCGGCCGCGTCACAGGGGTCTCGGGAACCTCCGGCACATCATCCGGGTCGGTTAGACCGCCGGTGGCGTCAAGCAGCGCCTCGGGCAGGATATCCGCGAGGTCCTCGGCACTGAAGCCAATCAGCGACATGTCCTCGATGCCGAAATCCGCGCGCAGCTCCCCGATCTCGATGCGCAGCATCTCCGGGTCCCACTCGGCGATTTCCGCCAGCCGGTTGTCAGCCAGCGTGTAAAGCCGCCGGTCCTCTTCTGACCAGCCGCGCGCCACCATTACCGGCACCTCCGCCAGCCCCAGCTGCGCCGCCGCCATCAACCGGCCGTGCCCGGCAATGATCGTGCCATCCTCTGCCACCAGCATCGGAATGGTGAAGCCGAACCGCTCCATCGACGCCGCAATCTGGTCGATCTGTTCCGGTGGGTGCCAGCGAGCGTTTTTCGCGTAGGGTGCAAGATCGGCCACCTGCCACATCTCGACCTGCGCCGCGGGCCAGGCCTGCGGGTTGATTTTGGATTGTGCTGTCATCGGGATCCTGCCGGGCACAGGCCAGCGCCCCGCTGAAACGAAACGAACCGCAGGGGGTCATTTCGTTTCGCGAAGTGGCGAAAGCCCATGTTTTATTGGGGTTTGGCGCGGTTTGAGGGGTCTCAAACTGCACGAAACGAAGTGGATTTTGGGGGGTGTCATTTCGCCAATTCGGGGCCTAAGCCCCTGTTTTCATTGGGGGCGACCCCCTCTGAAACGAAGCGAAATGGGTTTTTGAAAGAATAAAAAACGCTCAAATCCTGCGAGGCGGCGGCCCCGCGCAAGACAGCGCGTCAGAAGGGACCCAAGGGGGGCCCTGTCGGTCTATGCGTAGGCCTCTCAGCACGCTGATTTGGCCCTTACGTATGTTCTATCAAAGTCGCGAATCGCTGTCCAAGAAAAATATGTCCCGCTGATCTTTTTTCTGTTTGCCATTGAAAGCATTACCTTTTGTTGTCCCGCGCGCTGCTCAGACGTCCAGAAGACGCGCGATCTGCCGCGTGGCCTCGGCCAGCACGTCCGGTTGTGCTGCCTCGAACGCGTCGCGTGTCGCGTCCTGCAGCATCTCCTTCGGGATCGCTGGTCCGAACATCTTCTTGATCGGCAGGCGCGCGCTCCCCTCACGCACAAAGGCGTTATTGGCCAGCGAGCCCACGAGGAAAGCGCTGTCGAAGCGCTGCCAGCGGCCCCAGGGCTTCGCCCGCACTCCGTAGGCAAACTGTCGTGGGCTGAAATGCGACAGGCCCAGATAGTCACCGCGCGCCTCAATGATATAGGTCAAGTTCGAGAAGCTCGAGCGGATGGCCCGCGTCTCCCGATTGATCAGCGCTGCCTTCGCGCCGGTTTGTTGTCGCAGGGCGCGGCGCACTTGGGTGCGGACCTTGTTGCCCTCGCTGTTGAGCGCGCGATTGAAGGAACGCGTTGCCGCCTGCTCACCGAGCCGATGGATGGCCGCCTCGAAATGCACGCGGGTCTGATCAAGGTCGCGGATGATGACATTCATGGCCGCTGCCCCAAAAAGGGAGGCACCCGATCAGGCACACCTCCGTGGATCATATCGGTTTTATAGCCTTGGAAAACGAATCCGTCCCGCCTTCCGATGTCCCGCTGAAAAGTGTCCCGCTGGCACGAGAGGGGTTGACAGGGCGGCCATAGCGAGACCGCCCTGTCCTCTTTACACCGTCCGCTCAATCACGAACTCCATTGACCGCTTGCGCGGGACGGTTCTGCCGTTGAGTTTCCAGACAATGACTGCCAGTCCGTACTCAAACCGCCGATTAGCCGCAGACCGGCTTATGCCATGGTGCCAGCTGATCCATTTCCATGGCTTCCTGTTGGCGCGCCCCCAGAGGATCTGGCCAATGTCCTTGTCCACCCACCGAAGCCAGAGCATCGCCTCATCGGCCTGCGTGATCATCCGCGGTGACGGCAGAGGGCGACGCATCTTCGGCTCCTGTTCGACTTGGTCGGCAAAGCCATGCACGTATTCGGGCCAGGCGCTGACATAGCCCTGTGGGCGTACCGGCGGCAGGCTGCGCATCACGTCCGCCGCCAGGTCCAACCGGTCGGCAACCATGGCGCGGGTCCAATCATCGGCCATTACGCACCTCCCGCACCGCGGGCAGCTGGCCGTACAGCTTTTCGCCAAGCTGGCGGACCAGTTCGCGCTCTGGCCAGGTCAGCCGATAATCATCGAGCGAGACCGCCAGCAATCCCTGTTCCTTCCAGCCGTCACGTTTGACCTGCTCGGGGTCGCGGCGGTGCCCGCCGTAGCCCTTCGGGGTGAACCGCATGCCCATCAGCCCAGCCCTCCCTGCGTCTCAAGGGCCCAGAGCAGGATCGCGATCGCATCGGCCTCGTTGTCATCGACCGGGCTGAAGCCGCGCGCACGTGCAGCATCGATCATCGCCTGCTTGTTGGCGTTGCCCTGGCCCGTCAGGAATTTCTTGATGGTTCCAACCGGCACGCCCTGGTACGGCACACCGCGCAACTCGCCCCAGCTGGTCAGAACAGCCAGCAGCCCCCCAAAGACATGGGCTGCGTCGGTTCCCACGTGTCGACGCACTTCTTCGAAATAGATCGCCCCGATCGGACCGCTGAGCCGGTCGATCTCGGTCAGCCAGTTGGTAAAGCGCAGATAGCGCATGCCGCCGCCGTCATATCGGCTTGGCTTGAAGCTGACGGTGCCGCTGGTGATCAGGCCGTCAAAGCCACGGATGGCCCAGCCGGTGGTGGTGCCGAGATCAAGCGCGAGGATGGTGCGATGGTCCTGTGCTGGCGGCATGGGCGTTTTCGGGGTTGCGCCGAGATTGGCGTCGGCGAGAGTCGTATCAGCCATGAGTGGTCTCCTCTTCTGGTTGGCTGCTCGGGTGGAAGACGACGGCGGTTGATGCTTGGCGGTACCGGCCGCCGTCGTCGGATGGATGGATTGGTGGCGAGGGTGGCTCATGGGTCGAGCTCCTTGAGCCAATTGGGCTTGGGGGAACCCTGTGAACCTTGATTTCGAGGTTCACACCGAGGTTCACACTCACATGCCTCTGATATCGTTGACGTTTGTGAACCTTGTGAACCTTGTGAACCTATTCCGGGCCCATCCCTATCGTGCGCGTGCGCACGTGCCCGCGTATGTGAAGGGGTGGAAAAAGGTTCACAAGGTTCACAAGGTTCACATTTGCCAGCAGGATCAGTGGGTTGGAAGTGTGAACCTCGGTTTTGAAGGTTCACACCACCCCCCAAAGGTTCACACTCCTTTTCGCCCTCAGGTTGATCTGACGAATTCTGCGTCTCTTTGAACAGTTCAAGTTTCCACTTTGCAGCCCTCCGATACGTTCCCGCTGACCGCAGCCGGACGCTCGCGTGGCCGACATTGAAGATGCGATCACGCATCTTTGTGAGCGACATTCCAAACGCCGTTTTCTGAGCGCGCTCGGTATGACCAGATATTGGCGGCCCCGGATCGCAGAACGTGGCGACATCGAAGAGATCTGCGGAGGCCACATCCGCGGTCCCAAACCGATCCCACCAGGCGGCAATGAAGGCACTCCATCCTGCGCCTTCGCTGTCAGAGGCCGCCATCATGTCCTCGAGGTTGGTCAGAAACCCGGGAATGCCAGCCGTCGCCAGCACGCCCCCAATCACCTGCGCCCAGTTCTCGTAGGAGCCGATGGTCTTTGTGGCACGCGGCTTGCCAGCGGCAATCCACGCCTGGCAGAGCGTCAGGCAGGCCGCCACGATGCGTGCGCGATTGGCGCGGATCCAGACCATAAGATCTGGGTGGCGGAAGCCGCCGCGCTGCCATGGACGTTCAACATTGGCATCGAGCCGGATGCGCACAAGGCGGCGGGCCATCTCGTTGGAGAACTCGGGGTTGTTGCCGGTCGCGATCCAGAGGCAGCGGATTGGCAGACGGGTCATTTCCGAGACCCCAAGCACGCGGTCCTCCCAGAAGGGCGCGGTCAGCGCGGCCGCGACGGCCGAGCTGTCGAGCTTGGCACGCAAGTTGTCGATCAGGATCATCGAGGGGATCTGGCGCAGCTTGGCGGTGACGCGCTTGCGCCATTCCTCGTCATCGCGCCCCTCGGTCATGACGCTGGCCCCAGTGCCGGTCAGGATGGTGGCCACGGCATCAACCATCAGCGTCGCGCCGGTGCCTGGTGTGGGCTTCTCGATCAGGTGCAGCGGCGTCGGACCATCTACCATGCCGCGCAGAAAGCCGAGCAGCAGCAGGGCGACAACATGGGCGCGTTCTGCCTCGCCGGTGAATGGGAAGTCCCCAAACAGGTCTTCGCAGATCAATTCGCGCGCAGCGGTAATTTCAGCCTCACTGGGCCGTTTTGGGATATCCGGCACGGTAAAGCCTGGTGCGGGCACATAGAGCAGCCGCGCGTCCGGGTGATAGCCCGGCATGGTGATCAGCGTGCCACTGCGGCCAAAGACTGGCGTGTTGACGATGCCTGTGAGCACCGGCAGAGCTGGGTCGGGCGTGGCCAGCACGGATTTGACCGTGGCAACCGGCGGCGGCGCTGGCAGCAATTCTCCCTTGGCGTTTTCGCGCACCCACCGGGCGAGGCGTGCCAGCATGTGGCGCAGGCGTTCCTCGTTCAGCATTGTAGCGACAGGGCGGCCTTCGTCGTCCGGCACCACCCATGTGGGCTGGCCCGCAAAGCGATAAACCCAAGGCTTGCGGTTCGAGGCCATGATGACGCTCCAGACCTGCGCAACCGCGCGGCCAAGGTCGCCCTCATCGGCGCGCAGGACGGGGATCTCGTTGCCAGTGCCCTGGTAGTTCAGAGGCCGGTGCTGACCAATTTGCAGCACGGCATCGGCATCGACTTCTTGCTCGGTTGCCTCGATCAAACGCGCCACGGCCGACGAACCGGCCTGCAGCAACATGTCGTTAAAGTCCTCGCCCTCCTCGGGCGGTAGCGCGATGGCGACGTCTCGGCCTTGTGCACGAAGCCTGCGAGCGCTGGCCTCAGCGGCACGCAATCCCGCACCGGATGCATCGTGATCGGCCAAGATCAGCACGCGCTGCCCGGCCGGGGGTAGTTCCACCTGCTCAAGCCCGGAGGTGGAGAGCGTCGCCCAGACCGGCAGGTCGGGACAGGCCGTCATGACCGCGAGACCGGTTTCGATGCCTTCGCAAAGCGCAACCCGCCCATCTTTGCCAATCGGCGCAAGGCGCACGGCCCCGCCTGCGATCCGACCCAGCATCATCTTGGGCTTGGCGATCGGGGCCTTGCGCACCTCGTTCGCGTCCTGAACGAGGTAAGTACGGTGCAACCCGATCACATCACCGCTGCGATCGCGCACCTGGCCAAGAAGCGCTGGATAGCCGCTCTTTGTCTCCCAATGCGTCAGATCGGGATGAAACAGCAGGTCACTTGCATCCGGCAGCGCAAGGCCGCGGGCCTGCAGATACGCCGCGGCAGGGGTTTCGATGATGGGGACGGCCTTGGACAGGATATAAGCGATATCCTGCGACGCGTCGCGCTTTGGCGCGGGTTTGGCTGCAGGGGCCTGGCGCAACGGGGCTCCGGGTTGCACGCCTGCTATCTCCGCCGACTCAACGATCAGTTCGCGCCCGGTCAGACAGGTGGACGCCTCAATGGCACTGATAGGCCCGCCACCCTCGTTGCCGTCAAAGTCAATCCAGTCCCCGGCATGCGGCCCGCGCAGGGTGATGACGCAGGAGCCGGTATTGCGCGGTGCATCACCGCGGATATTGGCCAGCCGCCATTCATCACCGACGCGCTTGCCGTTCGGGAACAGCCGCGGCACCCAGTACTCGGCCGTCTCGCGCAGACGCTGGACGATCAGGTCCAGATCATAGCGATCAGCTTGGGGCCGCAAGGGCATGACGTCGTTGAGATCGATCACCACCGCACTCATTGGAATGCCCCCGGAGGAACAACGCCGGCAAACCAGCTGCGGTCGCTCCGGATTGCGGTGAATGCAAAACCTGGGCCCCAATGCGCGTGGCTCGGAACAATCCAAAGGTCCTCGCGCGGATCGTAAAACGCGCCGTGCTTCTCGCCAAAACACCCTTCGAGGTAGCGATCGATGGGTATCTCTCGCAAGGCCTGTTCAAGTCGGCGCAATTCTTCGACGGAGGTACCGGTTCGCCTAGCCATGGCTTGCAGGCTCGCCTCTTGTTCTGCAGGCGAGCGCGGATCGCGTGACGGCTTTTGCATTTGAAACACTCCTTTCATGACAGGATTAGGAGGCCGCGCTCGGCCCGGGTAATGGCGGTGTAGAGCCAGCGTTTGCGGTCTTCAGCGGTGTGCCCGAAGCCGTCATCCACGACGATTACGGTGGGGTACTGGCTTCCCTGCGCCTTGTGGCAGGTGATCGCGTAGCCCCAGCTGGACTGGATGAGCCCGCGGCAGGCCATCCATTCGCGGCGATGGCGGTCGGGATCGAAGCGCACATGGTCATCGAATTCCCCGCGCCAGAAATCCTGCGCCCCCGAGATGCAGGTGCCGTCCTCGGTCCGCACGGTCGCACGGAAGGCCCTGTCATTGCGGGGGTGCGCCTGCACGTCTGACAGATGCAGGAACATGCCGTTGATCAGACCCAGATCGTGGCGATTGCGCAGGCAGATGATCTTTTCGCCCGCGCCTGCGGGATAATCAGCGTCGAACCCGGCGGCGCCCTTCATCGCTGTGTTGAGCCGCCGACGGGCGGCATGCGTGCCGCAGATCACCTGACCACCGTGCAGCATTTGCGCCGGACTCACCTCGTGGCGCGACATCTTCCAGACCTGATCATCAAAGGCACCAAAGGGGATGTCCTGTCCCTGTCGCGCCATGGTCGCGAGCCGCAGGATCGGGCTATCAGCAGCCTGCCGGTGCACCTCGGTAAGCATCACATCCGGCACAGCTTCGGTGAAAAACCCCGTGCCGTTCACGGGCGGCAACTGGCCGGGATCGCCGAGCACCAGGATCGGCTTGCCAAAAGCCAAGAGGTCATGCGCCATGTCCTCCCCCACCATCGAGACCTCGTCGAGCACCAGCAGGTCGGCGTCGCGCAGGGCGGATTGCGGGTTCAGCACGAAGCGCGGCTCATGGATATGATCGAGCCTGAACTTTAGCTGACTGATCTGGGTCTCGGAAAATCTGCGTTCGGCTAGCCCCATCCGCGGTAGGTCGCGCTCCAGCGACGACAGATCTTCGGTCACCCGTGCAATCTCCTCAGGCGACGCATCGGAATTACGATAAATCAGGCTGTGGATCGTCTGGGCCGGAGTGCCTTTCTGCATCATCACGTGAACGGCCTTGCCAGTGAAAGCCGCAAAGATCACGCCGCCCAGACCGCCGGGTGTCATGGGTCGCAGTCCGAGCGCCTCGATCGCCATGGCGGTGATGGTGGTCTTGCCGACCCCTGCATACCCAAACGCCCGAAACACCTGCTGCTCATGCGTGCGATGCTGATACCAGTCGCGGATGGCGGCTATGGCGCGCGTTTGCGCGTCCGAGAGGATCACGCTCATGGCTGCCCCTCCGACCAGCAGCGCGCGCCGAAGGGGCAGAAGCGGCAGAGGTAAAAATCGGCATGGGCGGCAACGCGGGGCAGAAGATCGCCTGCATCCGCGGCACGCAATACGTCCACCCCCTTGTCTGAGAGCGCCTGTGCAGCGGCCGCATCAAAGGGCACATGCTCGTGGTAAAGCTCGCAGGTGTCCTTGTTCAGCGCGGTGAACAGCGCGGCTTCCAGCTCCATATAGGCCATGTAGATCTGCATCTGCGCGAAATAGACCGGCTTCGACGCCCGCACGCCCTTCTTGGCCGTGTCGTTCCAACTCGACGCCTTCAGCGCCTTGTGCTCCCAAAGCACCGGCCAGGGAATTTCAAGATTGGGGCCGCCAACGATGATGCCATCGACATGACCACGGATGCGGCCACCTGCAGTCTCAAAGCCGAACTGCCCGCCATCGCGCTTTTCAGTACGCAGATCAAACCCCGCCGCACGCAGCCAGCGGATGGCCAGATCCTCAAAGACATGGCCTGCCTCGAAGATGCGCAGGGTGCGGCCTTCAAACTCTTTCCCCGGATCCACCGGCGTCTTGGTGAATTCGTAGACGAGGCGGCGCGCGCAGGGTTCACCAATGCGGCTGGCACCAAGGTAGTCCCGCGGGCGTTGGCTATCACGCTCCGTAACAAGGGCCTTATCGATATGGGCATTGATCCGCGCCCCGAGGGGCTGGGGATCCATAGCCGCACGTCCGTAGACGCAGCTGGATTTATGGTTCAGGTCAAGCATACTCATCTCCGGGTCAAAAAGGGACATCGCCCGCATCGGACTGGCGTTGCATCGAGGCCTGAAACCCGTCCACGCAGGCCTCGATCACGCTGTCGATGTCAGCGGCCGGACGATCAAAGAAAGGCTCCATCAGCCCCATCTCCGTCAGCGCCTCGGCCAGGTCGCGGCGCGCCTCACGGATCGCGCGGGTTTCCATGTCGGTCTTGTCGATCATTCCGTGGTTCCTTTTTGCGTTGGCCGAGCCCGCCGTGAGGCAGGCCATCGAGCAGAAGCGGTGATGGGGATGGCGGTCCCATCGCAGCAGGTGGCAATAGCCGAAGCCCCTGGCTTCCCTGCCGCAGAGCGCGCAGGGAACGCGGCGGGCGAGGTCGGCGCGGCTCACCCCATGAGCAGGGCGTCCAGCTTTTCCCGTTCCGCTGGATCGGGTCCTTGAGTCCGCCGCTGCGAGGCCAGCACGATGAAGCGGCTGATCGCGTTTGTTGCCATGCATTCGAGATCCTTTCGCGTGAGGGTGGCGATGGGGCGGTCGAGCCGCCCCCGCGCTTCCAGCCAACGCCCCATTGCGAGGGCCGCTTGCGTGGTGACATGCGCCTGCCAGTCATCCGGGCTCATGGGTTCAGCCAGGCTGGGCCACCAGCGGATTTGGCGGCGTCAGCAGGTGGCGCAGGTTGAGCACTGGGCTGGGCTGCGGGTGCCGACCATGCAGGCGTCGCGGGCGTACTGGCGGGCTGCGATTGCCCCCAGGCAGGTGCCGCTGACACCGGCGCGGCTGCTGCCGGGCGTGGGCGGTTCGACGGCTGCGCCGGGACCACCTCGCCTGCCATGACCCTTTGCCATTCCGGCGCGGTGGGCAGGACCACATGGTCGAGTTTGTTGGCATCCTTGTACGCCGGGTTGCGGTTCGGCTCGACCTGGATCTTGGCGACAAAGGTGATGCCGTCGAGATCGGCGAGGCCCCGCAGCACGCGCTTGGCCTTCGCAGCCTCGCTCATGTCCTCGGGGTTCAGCCCAAGGGCGCTATCGATCATCGCCCGGAACTGGCTCTTGGAGATTTTCCAGCCGATCGACTGGCCTTGCTCATCAAGCTTACCGCCCTGGACCGTAAAATTCTGCCAGAACTTGCGCCGGGCAAATGTTCCCTCTGCCACAGTAAATTCGGCATCGACCATCCGGACGTCGCTGCCGGGCTGGTTGGACGACTTGAGCAGGCCCCGATCAACCTCGCTCATGCCGTCCACGCCGCCCTTGCGGATGGACATTGTCACCTTGGCAAATGTGCCGTCGGGGATCAGATCGCCGGATTGCTGCGGCGCGACGTCGTTCATATCGAAAGTCATGGGAATTATCCTTTCTGGGTTTGATTGATTTTGGTGAGAAGCGCGCCGAGATCGGCGGGCTCGGTCAGGTCAAGGCGGCCTGAGCGGTCTTTGGCTGGCAGGCGCCAGGGATTGCCGGAACGACAGACAAGACGCCGGACCTCTCCTTTGTCGGGATCATGGCGCCAGGTGCTCGCCCCATCTGCACCCGCTTCCTGCGTGAACAGATCAAGGGTCAGGACCTGATCGACGATGCCGGGCAATTCGCGTGCGACCTTGCCACCCTCCAGCTGCGGCTGGAACGTCGCCCGGTTCATGTCGTCGACGACCTTCTCGAGAATGCCGACGAAGATGACGGTCCGCCCTGGCGCGTGCTGCAGATGCTTCAGCAGGCCGATCACCTCGCGCGCCAACAAGCCATACGCGCCGCGCGTGTCGGGTTTGCCGGTCCGCTCCGAAAGCGCTTCGGGTCGGGCCTTGGCCCAGGCCATAGCCTGTCGGGTCAAATCAGTGATGCTGTCGACGAAGACAATCCGCTTGCTGTCAAGCCGCGTGGCCAGCTCGGGGTAGAGGCCACGCAGATGCGTGTAATGCGCCTCCGAGAAATGCTCATCTGGTTGAGCTGCCGGGTTTGCACCCCCAATCAGGCAGGCGATGTCGACGGCATCGGCGAAACGACGAATGGGCAGGCTGTCGCCGCGCCAGTCCTGAACAGATTTCAGACCAGCTTCGAGGTCGAGGCAAACCGTATCCTTCTCGGGCATGGTCTTGACGAGGGTCGTCTTGCCCGACCCACTCGGCCCAAACAGTGCGATGGTGGTTTTGCCTTGCGCCTCCTGCAGGCGCTCGTCAGCGGAGAAAATACGCAAGCTCATGCACCCTCTCCCATCTCGAGCGTGACCTTCAGCGTGCCGGTCTTGACCGTGCGCGCAGGCTCGAAGCCGTCGCGCCAGGCTCCGGGCAGCGCACCGTATTTGCGCTCCGAGACGGTCAGCTTGGTGTCGATGAACTCGGCGGGGTCTTCGCCGCTGTCAGCGATGTTCGCTGCAATCTGCGCCAGTTTTTCCTGGTCCCAGTCGACGCGCTTGGGCAAATCGGCCACGACGGTGTAATCACCATCAACCAGCCGAACGGTGCCGGTATCCTTGCCGCAGGCCCGGCGCGCCTCAGCCGCGCGGGTGGCGTAGCGCACTTCAAGGGCGGTGCTGAACCGCGCGGTGGCGGATTTCAACTGTTTGGTGGCGTGGTCAAGTTCGCCTTGCAGAGCGGCGAGCAGTTCCACCGGCATCTGCGCCAGATCGCCAGTCGGCATGTTGAGCATGTCATTCACGCTTGGGGTGTTTTGGGGATAGGTCATGGGGGTTCCTTTTTTTGGGGGATGGGTCAGGCGGCGACAGCAGCCAGTTGCGTGACGGCTTCGGCTGAACTGCGCGTCTTGGGGCGCGCGATCGCGAGATAGGAAAACAGGTCCGGACCGAGGCGTTCCTGGACGAGGTGGACAAGGCCTTGGGCCTCTGTCCAAAACGCCCGTGTTCCCAACAGGCGCAGTTCGTTGCGCTCGTTGTCACCAAGCTTGGAAAGCCCTGGGAAGGTATCGAGCACCAGAAACCCGCGATGGTATTCCAGACGGTCACCGGGCATGGCTTGTGCCACCCAGGCGCAGAACTGGATTTCCGTCAGCGGACCCTTCGGCCGGATCGTGGTGATGGTTGCAGTGGTCATGTTGCTGGCCTCCTCGCCCTGCTTCTACTCACGCGATCTCAAAACCGTCCCAGCAGGGGCTGAGACCGAAAGCGGTGAGTACCGGGCGAAGGGCGGAGATCCGGCGATAGAGGGTGGCCCGCTTGAGGTCCCCGTGTGCGACCAGATCAGACACAGTGAGCCAGGACAGGGCGCGGCAGAGCTGACGGTCATCGTCGCGCAGTCGGGCCAGCGCGCAGTTCGTGGCGAGCGTTGCATGCTGCATGTCGATGTCAAAAGGGCGCTG